TAACATATTTTCCCTTTATGTTGTTAATTATTAACTATTAACTATTAAATAATCTATTTATATATATTTAAACTATTTAATTATTAACTATTAATAGTTAGTAGAACTAAATTGATTTTCGCTGAAAAGATACCCATATCATAAAATAAATATATATTTAGATTCAACCACTTAGCGTATATATATGAATTGCCCTATTTTTGCAGTGCCTTCCCTGCGAATCTAGGGCGTAAATTTCAAATAAATAACAAGGTTTAAATGCCACTTATAAAAGGTTATAGTTCTAAAAGCATTGGCAAAAATATTCGCAGAGAGATGAAAGCTGGAAAATCAAGAAGTCAATCTGTTGCAATAGCTTTATCAGTTGCTAGAAAAGCAAAAAAAAGAATAAAAAAATAAATGCAAATTAGGAAGGTTAAAATAATCAAATCAGAAAAACATAGACGATTTGTAGCATCTTATAGTTGTATTATTTGTAAATCTCCAAATGTTCAATGTGCCCATATAAGATCAATTCCTAAATATGGAAATGTAGGAATGGCAGTTCGTAATGATGCTTTTTGTGTTCCATTGTGCATATCACATCACGCAGAACAGCATTTAATTGGCGAGAATAAATTCTATTTTAAATACTCTATAAATCCTATATACATATCTGAAATGATTTGCAAAGACAGTCCTTGTAAAAAGATTCAGTCTTTGCCAGAAGGATTTTTTGATGAATATAGAGAATATACTAAAACACACTCAAAAGGTTATGTGTGATAATTCGCTTTACTCTAATAGAGAATATTTTTATATACCACATAAAAAAATTGCTATGGCTATTATCAAAGAATTAACAAACATTAGTTATGAAGCAATAGGTAAAGAGTTTAAAAAATCTTGGTTTGCAATTTATAAAGATTGTAAAGATGTAAGGGACAAACATAAAGTTTTATTTAACAAGATATTAGAGAGGGTTAAAAAGAAAATATGAAAGTAGATATTACTAAACCTAAATTAAAAAAACTTTATCAGGCACTACAGGATAAAAAGCCAAAAGATGAATTTCAGATGGCTAGGACCAATCTAAGTTCTGACGCATTGGAAAGATATGTTTTATTAAAACTAAAGGAAGCAGATGAAAAAAGAAAACCTTAATCAATTAATTGAAAATACTAAACTTCAATATTTAAAACTACATCAAATAAAACCATACACAAATAATCCTAGAAAAATTAAAAACGTAGATAAAGTTGCTAAGTCTATATCTGAATTTGGATTTCAACAACCAATAGTAGTAGATAAAAACAATATTATTATAGTCGGACATACTCGTTATCAAGCAAGTAAACAACTTGGATTAGATAAAGTTCCAGTATTAGTGGCAGAGTTATCTGACAAACAAGCAAAAGCATATCGGATTATAGATAATAGATTAAATGAAGATAATGAGTGGGATAAAGACTTATTAAATATAGAAATTAAAGATCTAGAAAATGAAAACTTTGAAATTAAAAACTTTGGATTTGATGATATTGAATTAGAAAACATATTAAGAGATTCAGAACCAATCGTTGATTCATTTTTAAGTACAAAAGCAGAACCAGTACAATTAATGAAACTTAAACCTCACCCTAAGCATTATAAGGTACACTTAGACGATCAATTAGAACACTTAGCAAAATCAATTACGCAACACGGATTTTATAGAAATGTAGTCGTGGCAAAAGACTATACAATTTTAGATGGACATGGAGTTGTATCAGCTTGTCATAAACTTAAACTTAAAGAAGTTCCAGTTATTAAACTTGATATAGATTCTGATAGTCCACAAGCATTAAAAATTTTAACTGGTAATAATGAAATAGGAAAACTTGCTGAAATTGACGACAGAAAACTTAGCGAACTATTAAAAGAAGTTAAAGATAAAGATGGTTTAATTGGAACTGGTTATGACAAAATGATGTTAGCTAATTTAGTTATGGTAACAAGACCACAGCACGAGATTAATGATATTAATGAGGCAGCCGAATGGGTTGGTATGCCAGATTATGTTCCTAAGGACCACTATATTAAATACACAGTAATTTTTAAAACTGAAGAAGATAGAAAATCTTTTTGTGATATGGCTAAAATACCACAAGGAAAAGAAAAAGGTAGGACTTGGAGTGTTTGGTGGCCACTTAAAGAAAAGGAAGATTTAAAATCAGTTAAATATGAATAAGCCAAAATACCCTATTTATGTAATTTCAAAGGGTAGATATGAAAATTGTTTAACTGCAAAGTTCTTGATTGAAGATAAAGTTGATTTTAAATTAGTTGTAGAACCACAAGAAAAAATTGAATATGTAGCAAGATTTGGTGAACATAGAGTTTTAACACTTCCATTTCAAAACTTAGGTCTAGGTTCTATTCCAGCTAGAAATTGGTGCTGGGAACACTCAATTAAGGAAGGTCATAAAAGACATTGGATATTAGATGACAATATTAGATGTATTAGAAGATTACATTATGGCAAAAGATTAAAATGTAATGCAAACAAAGCATTTATAATAACCGAGGATTTTACTGACAGATACGAAAATATAGGAATTTCAGGATTAAATTATACTTGTTTTGCAATTAATAAAATTCCACCATTTTATTTAAACAACCACGTTTATTCTACTTTGCTTATAGACAACAAATTACCTTACAGATGGAGAGGAAGATATAATGAAGATACTGATTTATGCTTACAAGTTTTATCTGGTGGGTTGTGTACTGTTTTAATGAATATATTTTTAATTGATAAAATGGCTACAATGACAATGAAGGGTGGAAACGCTTCTGAGTTGTATAAAGGTGATGGAAGATTAAAAATGGCTAGAGCTTTGGAAAGACTTTGGCCAAGAGTAGTTAAAACCGACAGAAGATTTAAAAGACCACAACACGTAGTTGCTCATCAATGGAAGAAATTTGATACTAAATTAATTCGCAGAAAAGATATTGATTGGAATAATATGAAAACTAATAACTACGGTATGAAATTAGTTCAGGTTGGAAGCGAAATTAAGTCCAAAGAAATTAAGGATTTAATAAATAAGGTATAGAAAACAATAACTTATTATTGTGTATTAATTTCACAAATCATTTTAATAATTTATATATTGCAATAGTTTAACTATTAATCTATTGAGAAAAACCTAACCTAAAATGGAGTAATTGCTATGGATAAAACACTAGAGCAAATATTAAAGTTGTTGGATAAGGCAGATGACTTAAATGCAAAGATCAGAGATAAAATAGAAGCATCACTTGATGAATATGAAGAAGAAGATTCATACGATCAAGATGAAGATGATCTTGATATGTCAGATGAAGAAGATTCTGACGAAGAATAAATCTAATCAAAGATAGGCATTATTGCTGGAAGGTTATCGCTAACCAGCTATAAAAATGAATATGAAAGTTCTGTCGCAGAAAATCTACGACTATTGCTTAATAGGTTTATTTTTATTTTTAATATTTTTGACAGGAACATATTTTCCTAATGACTATACTAAAGATAAAATTCGCCAAGACACAATCAATCACATAAAAAAAATAGGTTTCTTTGAACCAAAAGTAGATAACAGCTCTACAGATAAGTTTATTTTATCAATGCAAAAATGTATTGCTTATATAAATTTAGATTTAACTAAGGACCAACATATACCAACATCATTAATTATTGCACAAAGCATAGTTGAAAGTAACTTCGGTACTTCAAGATTTGCTAAGGAAGGCAATAATCTATTTGGTGTAAGAGTATGGAGTAAAAATGGTATGCTTCCTTTAAAACAACACGAATCAATAAATTGGCGAGTTAAAACTTATACAACAAAATGTAAATCTGTAAGAGATTATATTTCAATACTTAACAACAACCATCACTATAAAGAATTTAGATATTTGAGAAACAAAACAAAAGATCCAATGAAACTAGCAGATAAATTAGATAATTTTAGTACTAGCATTGAATATACAAATCATGTTAAACAAATACTAATTAAATATAAAAACATTCTATGATTAAAATACTTATAAAAATCAACAGCTTATTGGATAAATTAATCTGGAATCATTTTATCAAACAACGCAATAAAAGATTAAAAAATGGCAAATGAAACTACATCAACATCAGTAAGTGTTCTCATAACACCACAAAAAGCAAAAGGTAGTTATAGAGTTTATAAACCTAAAAAATCAAAAAAGAAAAAATGAAAAAACCTGTATGGGAAAGAAAAAGACCTGCTAAATATGGTAAACCAAAACCATTTAATACTAAGTCTAAATCATATAAAAAAGCCAGACGTTCTGCTGGTCAAAAGTTTGGCAAAAAAACAAGTCTTGTTAAAAACCTTTATATAGCAAAAAAACTTAAAAGAAGATGAGTTTACCTAACGAAATAGTCTTTGGAAGCAGACTGGTTAAGTTAGAATACATTGATAAAGAAATAGCATCTAAGAAAAAGATTTTCGGTGAATTTGACTCAGACAAAAACACTATGACTATAGATAAATCATTAGATAACATTGAAATGAGTAACACACTACTTCACGAGATATTCCATTTAATTCACGATGAATATAAAATAGATTTACCAGCTAAAGCTGAAGAAATAACCTGTAATTCATTAGCTAATGGTATATGCCACATACTATATCAAAATCAGAATCTATTAGAGTTTCTTTACAAATCACTTAAAAAGTAATAATAGCCATATTTACGATTACATTATCGGTTAATTATGGAAAACGAACAAAAGAAAAAAGCTGGTAGGCCATCTGTCGTTCTTGACAGAGAAGAAGTATATAAATTAGCATTATTCCATTGTACTCTAGATGAAATGGCACATTTTTTTAAATGTGATAGAAATACCCTTACAAATAATTATTCAGCAGAAATAGCAAAAGGAAAGTCAGAAGGAAAAATTAGACTTAGGAAGAAACAATTTGATGTAGCTATGAAGGGTAATACAACTATGTTAATTTGGCTTGGCAAACAGATACTTGGTCAAAACGATCAAAATGTTGGAGAGGATTATAGCCCACTACCTATAGATGATATTTTATGAAATGTATATTTTGCCTAAGACCTATAATTAATAAACTGGAACAAAGAATTAAAGCGTGTAATGATTGTGTTGTTAAGTTATTAATGAAAAGGCATAATTTAAAAGTTAAAAAACAAGCACCAGTAAGTTTAAACCTAAAGAAATATGAGAAGATATAGACTAACTAAATCAGACAAAAATCCAAGGGGTGGATTGTCAGCTTCAGGTAGAGCAAAAATTAATAGAGCTACTGGAAGCAATTTAAGACCACCAGTAAGAACTAGACCAGATACTTTAACTGAATATAGACGCAAAGGTTCATTCTTGGTAAGAATGGGTAGCAGTCAAGGAAGATTATTTGATAATAAAGGCAGAAAAACTAGATTAAAACTATCACTAGAAGCGTGGGGTTATAGAGGAAAAAGTAAATCTGAAGCAGTAGCTTTAGGCAGAAGGTATTTAAGAATTTACCAGAATAAAAAAAAATAATGGCAGAATGTATGTGTGGAAGAAAAAAAACTAAATCAATGGTTAATAAAGAAATTAAAACATCACAAGAATTAGATAATTTAATTAACGATTTAAAAAGACATATTGCTTTTTTAGAGGAAGATTTACAAGTTAAGAATATTGAAATAATGCAATTAAGAGCAAGTCTTAACAGTAAAAAATAATGTCATTCAGCGAGGCACAAAAAGCTGTATTCACTTGTCCAAATAGATTCAGAGTTTTAATTACTGGCAGAAGGTTTGGAAAAACCCATTTAGCTATGTACGAACTATTAAGATTTGCTTCACGAAATAAAAATGGAAAGATATTTTATGTAAGTCCAACCTATAGAATGAGTAAAGAAATAATGTGGAAGCCATTAAAGAAAAAGGTTACTGATTGTAGATGGGTAAAATATACTAATGAATCTGATTTAACATTAATACTTAAAAATGGTTGTCAAATAAGTTTAAAGGGTGCCGATAAATCTCCAGATAATTTAAGAGGAGTAGGATTAAACTTTTTAGTTATGGACGAGTTTGCAGACATTCCAGAAGAAGCGTGGACTGAAGTATTAAGACCAACTATATCTGATAAACACGTAAACGGACACGTATTATTTACTGGCACACCCAGAGGATTTGGTAGTTGGTCATATAACATTTATCAAAGAGGATTAGGTGATGATAAAGAATGGAAGTCTTTTAAATATACTACACTAGAGGGTGGACAAGTAGAACAAGCTGAAATTGAACAAGCTAAAAAAGATTTAGATGAGAGAACATTTAGACAAGAATATTTAGCATCATTTGAAACTTATGCTGGAGTTGTTTATTACAATTTTAATAGAGAAGAAAATATTAAAGAATGTAAATATGATAAAGATGCTGTCATTCACTTGGGTATGGACTTTAACATTGACCCGATGAGTGCTTGTTTATTTCATATTAAAAACAATGTTGTAGAAGTATTTGATGAGATAGTTATTTACAGTTCAAATACTGATGAATTTATTGATGAATTGTTTAGTAGGTACCCAAAACAAAAGATAGTTATATATCCTGATCCAGCTAGTAGGCAACGCAAAACATCAGCAGGTGGAAGAACCGACTTAACTATATTGCAAAATGCTGGGCTTAATGTTAAATGTAAGTCTAGTCACCCTTTAATAAGGGATAGGATTAACGCTGTTAATTCAAAATTAAAAAGTTTTGACGGAAAGCGATCTATATTTATAGATCATTCTTGTAAAACACTAATAAATAGTTTAATGAAACAAGTCTATAAAGAAGGTACAAATCAACCAGAAAAAAATAATGGTTACGATCATATGACTGATGCACTAGGTTACGCAATAGATTATTTATTTCCAATTACTTCAAACTTACCTAAATCAACACCTAAGAGATTTTCATAATGGCATACACAAGACAAGACATAGAACAACAACATCAATTTTATAAAGGTATGATGCCTAGATGGGAATACTTTATAAGAAGTTATTTAGGTGGCAAAGAGTTTCAAGATGGTAAGTTTTTACAAGCATATCAATTAGAGTTAGAATCAGAATATTTTAAAAGATTATCTTACACACCATTAGACAATCATTGTCGTAATGTAATAGATATTTATTCATCATTTTTATTTAGAGTATTACCCACTAGAGAATTAGGTGCATTAGAACAAGATGCAACAGTTCAATATTTTTTACAAGATGCTGATTTAGAAGGAAGATCATTTAATAGTTTAATGCGTGAAGCACAAACTTATGCAAGTGTTTATGGACATACTTGGTTATTATTAGATAAGCCATCAACAAATGTAATGACAAGAGCAGAAGAATTAGATCAAGGAATAAGACCATATTTAAATATTTATACTCCTGAAAATGTTATTGATTGGAATTATAGAAGAAATGAATCTGGTTATTACTATTTAGAATATTTAAAAATTAGAGAATCAATAGATCAAAATGGTGAGTACTATAAAATTTGGTACGAGGACAGAGTTGATTGTGTTTTCTTATCAACAAATAATAGAGATGAACCTAAAATAACTCAAACATTAGAAAATCCAATAGGAAAAATACCAGCAGTTATTTTATATAATCAAAGATCACCAATGAGAGCAGTTGGTATTTCTGATTTAACAGATGTAGCTGATTTACAAAAAGCAATTTATAACGAGCTATCTGAAATAGAACAAATTATTAGATTATCAAATCACCCATCATTAGTTAAAACAAGAGATACTGATGCTGGTGCTGGTGCAGGTTCTATAATTGAAATTCCTGACAACATTGATGCAAACTTAAAACCATACATATTACAACCAAGTGGAAGTAATTTAGATGGTGTATTAAAATCAATAGCAAATAAAGTTGATGCAATAAATAGATTAAGCCACGTAGGTTCTATTAGAGCAACAAGCGAAAGAGTTGCTTCTGGTATTGCACTAAGAACTGAATTTGAATTATTAAATGCTAGATTATCTCAAAAATCAAAATTGATGGAATTAGCTGAAGAACAAATTTGGAGATTATATGCTCAATGGCAAGAAACAATATTTGATGGTGAAGTTAAATATCCAGAAACTTTTGATATTAGAGACTGGGCAACAGATTTAGAATTATTACAACAAGCTAAAGCAAGTAATATTAAATCATCTACTTTCACTAAAGAACTAGATAAACAAATAGCTAGAACTGTAATTGATGATGATGAGAAGTTAGTAGTAATAGATGCCGAAATTGAAAATAACACACAAGCTCTTGGAGAGTTTCCACAACAACCAATAACATTACCTACAGTTTAATGTGGCACAAGATATTCTACAACAATTACAAGCCATTAGAGAAAAAGCTCTAGATAATTTAGAATCACAACACAAAGAACTATTATTCAAAACATTACAAAGACTAGAACAAGAGGTTGTTAATATTGCCTCTGAACTTCCTACTAAAACTGGCGAATTATATTCTACTAGACTTGCAATAGAAATTAGACCTAGATTACAACAAGCTATTGAAGAATTTTATTTAACACCAGTTAATACACTAATAAAAGATTATGATAAGATTGCCGCAACAATAGTAGCAACTTATGGAAAACTTCCTATTCCACCAGAATTTAAAAATATAACCGAAACTGATTTAGTAACTATTCAACAATTAAAGAAAATAGCATTTACTAATTTTCAAAATTTAGGAAATGAATTAACCAATACTTTAGCTGGTGAAGTTTATCAATCAACATTAGTAGGCAGATCATTTAATGAAATGGTTAATACTATTAGAGAAAAGATAAACGGAATATATCAATATTCTGATAACGCTAAAGCCCAGCAGTTAGTTGAGTATATAGCCAATAACCCTAATGGACCAGAAGTAACGACTGCTATAGACGAACTAAAGCAGACCTATGGGCGAACTACAACGGGTGATAGCTTTGCCAAATATGCTAGTTTATTAGTAACTGATAGCATTATGGGTTTTGATGGACAATTCGCTAAGTATAGAGCAGACGAATTAGGTTTAACTAGTTATTTATATTATGGTTCTATCATAAAAGATTCTAGAGATTTTTGCAGAAAACACGCAGGTAAAGTTTATACAGAACAACAAATTATAGATATTTGGAACAATGATACTGGACAAGGTAGAGATCAAGGAAGTCCATTCATTGTCAGAGGTGGATATAATTGTAGGCATAGTTGGCAACCAGTAGATCCAGACTGGGTTGATGCTGATGGAAACTCTACTCTTTAATCTTGCATTTTAACAATCTTATTGATATTTAATAATCTTAACAATATAGAAGGAGTAAGTTATGAACGAGCAAGTTAAAAAAGACTCGGTTGAGAAAACAGCACCTCAGGAAAAAGCTGGACTAGAAGTTTCTGAAAATCAAGAAACAGAGAACAAAGTTTTTACTGCTGACCAGTTAGAACAAATAGTTCAAAGAAGATTAGATCGTTATAAAAAAACTGTATCTAATAAACTTGATGGAATAGATCTTGAAGAAGCTAAAAAGTTAATTCAAGAGAAAAAAGAAAAGGAAATAGAAATCGCTAAACAACGAGGCGAGTTTGATAAAGTTTTAAAAGAAACAGTATCAAAAAAAGATGCAAAAATTCAATCGTTGGAATCTGAATTAAAAAGGATTCGTATAGACGAAACATTAGTAAATGTAGCAAGTGGAATGAAAGCTGTTAAACCAGCAGAAGTGAAACAACTACTTAGAAATAATGTTAAATTAAACGAACAAGGTTCTGTTGAAGTTATTAATGAAGATGGAACTCCAAGATATTCAGAAAAAGGCGAACCAATGTCAGTTAATGATTTGGTAGCAGAATATTTAAAAAACAATCCACATCATGTGATGGCTACTCAAAGTGGAGTAGGTTCACAAAGTAAGATTGGTGGTTTAGCACCTAAACCTATAAAAATTGGTGATCTTGATTTAAGCAATCCGAATGACAGAAAATTATACGCTGAAATGAGGAAACAAAGAGATCAAGGTATATTTAAAATGAAACTAACAACTAAACAAAACTAAAAACTATGGCAAACGAAACAACATCAAGTACGCTGGACGAGCTATTTGAAAATATAACACAAGAAGCAATCTTTACATTTCAAGAAACATCTGTAATGAGACCTCTTGTAACAACTTATCCAATTACTGGATCAGGAAAAACAATATCAGTACCAGTATATCCTACTGTATCTGCAACAGCAGTTAACGAAGCTACTGATTTAACTAATACAGCAATTAACCCAACTGAAGCTAATATTACAGCATCGGAAGTTGGCGTGATGACTACATTAACAGACCTAGGCAGAGATTCTGCATCTAGAAATGTTGGTGCTGACATTGGTGTATTATTTGGTAACGCAATCGCTAAAAAAGTTGATACTGATTTAGCTGGATTGTTTGTATCATTTACAACAAACGAAGTAGGTGCGGCGGCGGTAGAACTTGACGCAGACTTAATTTTCAAAGCTGTTGCTAAACTAAGAATGTTAAATGTTCCAGCTCCACTTTACGGAGTATTCCACCCAAGAGCAGTTTACAATTTAAAGAAAACATTAACTCAAGCTGGTTATAACACTTCAGCTAATGCACTTTCTGACATTGGAAACCAAGCATTAAGAGATGGTTTCATTGGAACTGTAGCTGGTGTTCAAATATTTGAAAACGCAAATATTACTCCAGATGCTAATGATGATGCTTATGGTGCAGTATTTCACCCAGCTTCATTAGGTTTAGCACTTAAAGAAGATTTCAAAGTTGAAACTCAAAGAGATGCTTCTCTAAGAGCAACTGAAATTGTAGCTTCTATCACTTATGGTAAAGGTGCAGTTAAAGAATCTTATGGTTGTGCAGTAATAACTGATACTACTATCTAATTAAGATAATCGGTGGGGTGTAAAAGCCCCACCATTTAATTATGAAACAGATAGACAATCCAAAAACAATTCTTCATTTTAAGAATAAGGATTATGTTTATCGTTATGTGCTAGTAGATAGGTTTAAACACACATCAACTACACATTATGGATTTGATAAAGACCTAGAGAGAACAGAAGCAGAAATATTTGCATCTATTTCTCCTAGAACATTAAGAAGAAAATATATTATAAAGGACTAACTATGGCTAATTTCTCTACTGATACAGATTTAACATTTTACCAACCAGATATTTTAACTTTTGGAATAGCAAGTTTTACATCTCCAAATGATTATCACGCACAAGCAAGAGCAGATATTGAGAGAGAATTAAGAATTAAATGGTTTCCAGTTTATTCTAAAGAAGTTTATAGAGATATAGCAATACTTAATACAACAGAAATGGACCCAACATTATTAACAGATGCACAATTTAAAAGAGCATCTGTATTTAGAGTAATAGGTTTTTATGCGTGTCCACAACTTACTAAATTTAACTCAAATGATAATCCAGATAGATTTCAAGTTATGATGAAACATTATCAACAAATGTATTCTAGTGAAATTGAAGATATACTTAGAGATGGTGTTGAATATGATGCTGACGATTCTAATACTGTTGCTGATTCAGAAAAAGCACCTTATCATAGATTAAAACTTATAAGATGATTACTATTGAAAGTAATATTCTACAAGTAGTAAATAACTTTGAAAAACAAGTAAGGGAACAACCATTAATAGTTAAAAAATCTTTAGGAAGAACTGCTGAATTTTTAATGTTCCTAATTAAGAAAAGAACAGCTAGAGGAAAAGATTTTAACGGAATGGATTTTGCAAAATATACTCCTGAATATAGAAAAATAAGAGAAGAAAAACAATTACCACTTAAACCAGATTTATTCTTTTCTGGTAAAATGTTATCTAATATGACACAAAAATCTACTCCTAGTTATGCACAAGTTTATTTCTCATCAATTAGAGAGGGATTAAAAGCTATGGGTAACCAAAGAAAAAGAAAATTCTTTGCAATAGGTGATGCTGAAGCACCATTACTTAAAAACAAATTTATGGAAGAATATAACAAACTAAGTAAATTATGAGTAAAAGAGAAAATATAGCTAGTAATATAATAACTACAATTTCTACTGGCACATCACCAATAACAATTAAAAAGATTACTAGAGAACCTTTTAATATAGACGAATTATCTGAACAACAATATCCAGCTTGTTTTATTCAAACTGGTAACGAAATAAGATCAGATGAAACAATGACATCAAGCACAATTACAAGACAAGCAACTGTTGATTATGTAATTATTGGTTTTGTCAAAGGAACACCAACAAATATTGACACAAAAAGAAATGAATTAATTTCTACGATTGAAACTAGACTAGATTCTGATAGAACACGAGGTGGATATGCTAAACAAACTCAAATAGTAGAAGTATCTACTGATGAGGGAGTTTTATTTCCAATAGGTGGTATCAGAATGGTGGTGCGAGTTATGTACCAATACACATCTGGCACACCTTAATATAAACAAACAAGGAGAACAAAATGGCAACTCATACTGGTTCAGAAGGAACAATTAAAATTGGTTCTACTGTTTTAGGTGAATTAAGAAGTTATACGCTTGAACAAACATCAGATACTATTGAAGATACTTCAATGGGTGATTCTGTAAGAACTTATAAAGCTGGTTTAAAAGCTAGTTCAGGTTCAGCAAGTGTATTTTTTGACGAAGCTGATGCTGGTCAATTATTATGCACAGTTGGTTCATCAATCACATTGAATTTATTCCCAGAAGGTAATTCTACTGGCGACAAATTTTATGCTGTTGATGCAATCGTAACTGGATATAATGTAAGTGCATCTTTTGATGGAATGGTTGAAGCAGAAATTACTTTCCAAGGTAACGGTGCAGTAACTATTGGAA